CGCGCAATATTCTGCAAATTGAGCCCACCACGGCTCGCCCAGCGGCCAGTACTAGCGCCATGATATACCAGTGTATTCCTAATTTTTCCATTTCGTTGCACCTCTAACATCTTAGCGTACTTAGCCACGCTAGTTTGGCTACCTTCTTGGCGCAACTCTAAAGCCCGTTTGATGACTGGGAATATGTTGCACTGCAGCATTTTAGATACGGTTTTCTCGGTTAGATCCGGCATGGGTGCGTGTGGAATCTTTTGATTAATCCACTTTAGCAACTTATCTCTTTCGGATGGTTTGCATCCGGTCAAAGCAACACACTCTTCGTCAATTGCCTTCTGAGCCTTCTCCACAGCCAATACCGCACTCTGAAGCTCTCTAGGGTCCACTGGCACGCCTCTTAGATTGATGCGTTGGGTCAGGGTCCAAACTGCCTGTTCGGCGTCTTCTAGGGGCCTTAAATTGCGCGCCAAAGCCATCTCGGTGCGGACGTCCTGGGCACAGTACTCAAAAAGACTCATTAATAAGTCCTTATCCTCGTTAAAGCCTCCTTTATGAGGCTTACAGAGTTTCCTAATTAACAACCCGCCCTTGGTGTCTTTTTTGTGTTCCGCATCCATAAACAAAGCGGCATCCTCTAAAGCCTGAGGAATGTTATTGGCTGCGGCTACGGCCATCGTATCAATGCACTGTTCTAGTTTTAGTGGCGGCCAGCCGTACTTTGGCACGCAGACGCAGTTCCAGATTGCGTACTCGAACATGGCATTCCATGCGGCAATCTTGCCGCCAGCTTCAACGTGTAAAAGTAGCTCAGCTAACTCACCAGATCTAGGGGCGGCTACTTTAACATTGTCTGGTGTGGTGCCAAATGCAATGCACAATACTTCTGTGGATAAACAGTTGGCATATTTATCAAGGCCAACCTCTGGTAGATCAGCAAAACTACGTGTTTCAAAGTCAATACTATACATATATGCTCCTTAGGCAAACCAACGTATTGGTAAAAAAGGGGGCGTACCGCGCCCCCAAACACCACCATGCAAAATATTTCCCGATCGGTAACTTTTTCCTATTTTCGGTAACTTTTTCTTACATTATTCCCGATCGGTAAATTTTATCAATTACCTGTTGCTTCTCACTGTTTGATAAAAACATCCACTTTGTAATCTCATCACTGGTTCTACTGCACCCAGAGCATACATCTGTTCCGGGCGCGTATTGGCAGATTCCGACGCAGGGTGACGCCACATCCACGCCATGTTCCAGTTTAACAGATTCAGAGGCGGGCACAGCCATGGATCAGATCTCACACGATCCGGCGCTGCAGGCTAGCTGCTGCGCACCCTCAACGTTGTCGGTTACTTCTTTGAACTCGTTCCAGTTGATCGTGGGGACTTTGGCTTTGAGCTCGTTGTACGCGGCTTCGTCGCACTCTTCGTACGGGGCTTGGCGGTAGGTGCCGCCGTCGTACGGGAGGTAACTAACCCCGCTGATTTCGTCGAAATGATCCCAGGTCCATGCACCAACTGAAGGCCAGTCTTTTTCTTCGACTGAGATTGTGACACTAGGTTTATGCTCACACCAATGTCGCTGATACGTGAGCCAGAGTTCCAAATGTGATATAGGTCGAACATCTGCTCGGGTGATTCCGGCGGGTGCTTTTTGAGGAAAACTAAACACAACTGTCTGATCCGGTTTATAAACGCACGCTTCATTTGGGATTCCCTGTTGAATTAAGAACTGTGTAAGAGGGTCTTTTTTATCGCCTCTAACTCTGCGGATATAGTATTTACTATGTCTTGGGTGTATTCCAGATGCGCTATCAACAAGCTGACTGACGGTTCCGGATGGTTTAACGCAAGTGATCGCAGCACTCTTAGGTATTCCGAGCAAAGCTGCGTATTCCTCATTGGTTCTTCGAGCTTCCTCTCGAAGTCGTGATAAGAGTGCATTTAGTTCTTCTCCTTGGGTTGTGAGCAATGGGTTGTCGTAAATTCCTGTAAGAGACACTCCCAACAATCTTTCTTCCTCGGTGTTGCGCTGCCACACTTTTCGCAGATACGGAAACTTTGTAAAGGTAGCCTGTATTGTGCCAAGGATCGAAGCAATTCGTACTTTTCTAAGAAGCGTTTCTTCAGTGTCATCATATCTTACCACCGCTTCAGTAAGGTTGCAAAATTGATAGGGCCTAAGAATAATCTCACTGCACGGATTCGTACCAAATTCGAAATTTGGATCTCGGTGTCCATATTTCGATACCGTTTTCTTAGCTGCCTCACGATTAAAGATCCCACGCTCTCCCGAATGCGAGTTGTATAGGGATAGCCACTCCTCCATGAATTTACCGACCGTTGGAGTCTCGTTATACACCGCGGAATTGTTTGCAAGCGCACGGTGCGGCGCCGTCTCCCACCATGGTCCAGCTTTCGCATGACGAATCCTTTCATCATCAAGATCAGATAACGAGATCATTGCCGAGCGACGCACGCCGCCCACGACAACAACTTCGCCAATCTTACACATTAGGTCATGGCACTCTAAAGAGTTTAAACGGCGACCAGATGCGTGTTTAAACGTATTGACAGTAAACTTAAACAAGTCAATTAATGGTTCCGGCCCGGAAGCTCTTCCACCAAATGTTTTGAGTCGTGCTCCCGCTGGTCTAACTCCGCTGACATCCCACTTAGGGATTTCGCCTGCGTAGAGGTGCGCAATGAGTAAGCGGAGTGATTTCGCCCAGCCTTCTTTGCTGTCGTGTACGACGATGGTGTGCTCTGAATCAAACAGAGTTTCTGGCACTTCTGGCAAACTGTTAACATACTTGGATTCAACTGAGAATCCAACGCCAGTACCGCAGAGCAAGATGAACATGGCTTCGTCAAAGGACTTGGGGTCATCCACTGGGAGATACGAGCAATTATAGACGCAAGTATTGTCACGATCGGCTGCCTTTCCAGACGTCATCAACGCACGCATTGATGGCATCAAATCTAAATTATGGATTGCATCAAAAATTTCATTCTTTAATTCTGTGTTGTTTTGTATGGCTGGTGTGCGACTGAAAATATATTCTACATAACGGTTTACAGTTTCTGCCCACGTTTCTCTGCGTTGCTTCTCATCGATAAAACGTGCGTAGCGACTGGCGGCGATGTATTCTTGATACTGATCCATTTATTATTCTCTAGGTTATGGGTTGATGAAAAAGGGAGGCCGCAGCTTCTACGGACACTCCCCGGTACTACTGTATTACTTAAACTGCGAAATCTGCTGCAGCGGTTGTTGCGCCGCCTAACTTCTCACCGTCTTCAAGTTTCTGAACGTTGTTTAAACCACATGCAATGCCTTTGGAACCTTGGGCGTTGTATGGGTAGAACGTAATCGATGCACGACCGTAGCAGCCGCTATAGAACTCGTTTTGATCCAAGATTGGATTGAGATCTGCGTCTACAACGCCAGGCTTTTGTGCTGAGTTGGCATTGATAAAATAGCTACCTGCATATGCTGGATCGTCTTTCTCTTCATCACCATCACGCAATCCGCCCTTTAAACCTTTAGGAACGGCGCCGCCAAAATAACTAGCAGAAGCTGCCTTGGCTTCTTCAAAAGCCTTTTGTAGTTTGCTAATAGTTTCTTTGTCTGATTTAGGAATGATGATAGAAACAGAATACTTAGGTGTGCCGCCCTCGACAGATGCTTTGGGGGAAAACACATTGGCGTAAGAAAAACGAACCTTACCTGTTACAACTTTGACTTTAGTAGTTTGAGTCATATATTACCTTTTTAACGTTAGAACTGGACTTCAATAGGGGCCAGCTCGTCTACCCTTTGCTAATGATACTAATGCAAAATATTGCTAGTGTCAATTTCACAATGTGACAAACTACGCATCGTAGAATATGCCATGTTTTTCCAATGCTTTTTTCATGGCAAGTGCTTGAATAAAATCAGATAAAAAATCTGGTTCGTACAAAATGTCTGGGTCTTCAGCCACGGTCTCCACTACATTTTCAATTGAGTCGCGGAGCATACTGATTTCTTCATGCTTTCCGCTACCAGGCAAACCATCAAAGTCTTTTATAAATTTCTCAATAAGTAAATCCGGAATATCAAATTCCGAATTATAACAAATTACTTTCATGTGGCTTCCTTATATTTTTTATTTTACCACTAGAAGGATCCCCGCATTTCCTATGGCATAGCCAAGAAACATAATTCCTTGGCCTGTCGCCCCCTTCATAAACTGATCAACGGATACGGCTAGGTATACAAGCCCCATTGCACCTACTAACCAAGTGCTCATGTAAAGTCTCCGGTTGCGGTTTCTTTAACACGAACTAGTTTTGGTTGTCCTTCTGGTCGTTGAATTAAAGTACCAAGCCAATTAATAACTTGGCCTTTGCCCCCAAGTTTTTCTAATGATGCCACCGACTTTAACTTGCGTGGTTCCCAGATTTGTTCTTCCGCTAAACCTTTTTCTTTTAGCACTTCTGCTGCAAGTTGCTGGTCTGCTATTTTGCGGTGCGTCATAGATGTAGCCAGTTTAAAACCAGTGGGCACTATGTTTTCGTTTACTGCTTTGTTTAAAGCGTATTCTTCAACATCACTGACCCATTCGCGTAGGTCTTGTGCTTTAGCTAAAACGTTGCTTAGCTCTTCTTCTGTGAGGAGCGGCGGCTCTTTGAACTCTTGTTTCGTGAGCTCTGTGTTGAAATCAGCGCGGGCACGGCACGTCGCTTTTGCGCGGCAGAACTGGCAGTGGTCGCCTGGGAGGAACTCTCCGGCACCTGACCACGCTTTTTTGGCTTTTGGTTTGACAAAGTATATTGCCCAGTCGACCAATTTTGAAACGCTGGTTCCATCGGTACTGATGCTATCAAGTCTTGGTTGATGGATTGTATATTCGACTTCTTTGATGTCTGGGTACTCTTCTTTGAACTTTGACCACGCGCCGAGGGCGTAGAGGCGGAGTTGCGTGTTGTCTTGCGCGGAGACCGGGACACCTTTTCCAAACTTGAGGTCGATGACGCGAATGGTGTGCTTAGAAAGTATAACCACATCGGCTGTACCAAAGCCGTCAGGAACCCAGTCAGAGAAGTCCACACGCTGCTCAAAAAGCGGCATATCGCCCTCACCGATCTGGGATCGTACATAGAGGACGTAATTGTCGACGTATTCTTCAAGTTCTTGATTGTAGTAGGCATTTTTGTAAATCTCCGTAATTTCTGTGTCGTAATCTGTGTGTTCTATCTGATTGAAATGTAAGCGTAATTTGATTTCGGCCAACGAATGGGCTAGTGTGCCTTCTTGACTGAAGTCAAATGAGCCTGGGGCTTTTTTTGGTTCGGGGAGGGTTGCTTCTAAACGGGCGCTTGGCGTGCAAGTTAACCAACGTTTAGATGCTGAGGCGCTGAGAAGAGCGTGTGCGGTCATAGTATTCTTTCAATTCTGTTTGTCGTATATATACTAATGCAAAAATTTAGGCCCCGCAGGGCCTTTTTTGCTACAAAACTGAAAAAATATTTTGCTAAGTTTTAAGGGCGGAAATTAATTCTGATATTTCTTTTTGGAAATCGACCTTTACTTCTACCTTTGCGTCGATTTTGGTGTCTCTGGTTTCTCGGTAGTCTTCTTGGAATTGACCCCGTAACGCTATTTCTACAAGGCGGCTGTTAAAAGCCTTGTTATTAACGTTAGCTAGGATTTCACGCTCCCAATATGCTTGACTGTGGGTTACTGCAGTTGATAAAGCATCAGCAAAGTCTGGGTGGTTTTTCTTCCAAGTTTCTGCCACGCTTTTGTTAATGCCAATGTCGGCAAACATCATTTTTTGGGATGCACCCTCCCGGCCTAGTTCGATCATACGATCGCACATCCAGGGTTCAAATTTATATTTTGACTGGGGTTTTTTGGCTGTCATTACTTTTTAGCAGTCTTTGCAGACTCTTTAAATGCCTTTGAGGTTGGGGCACCGGGGGCGCCAGGTTTGCGCATTTTCTCGCCAGATCCTTGCTTGATACGTTCCCTCTTCGCATGGATATTGGCATAGAGGCCGACAGGGCCGCCAGATTTCATTTTAGGTAAGCTCTTAAAATCGTCCATAAAATAACCCATAGGTTAAGCACCACAGCTCTAAACTTAACTTATAGGTTATGAATAGAGCTATGGGTGCGAGTGATAAATAGAAAAGTTCGCGTTTAGAAAACAGCGGTGATCCTGTTGATTCGCTTAACGCCGTCCACGAGCTGGGTCTCAACTGCGTTGCTAATGAACTTGTTCATTTCAATCGCGTTGTCAATGATCTCGTGCATGCTTGGGAACTTAGGTGCATTTTCTAGCACTTTTTTACCGGCTTCGTCAAGCATTTCCCAGGTTTTTACTTGGGCGTTGTATTGCTCGGTCAAGAACTCTTTGGAGGTCTTGAGTAGGTCGTAACGTAATTCAAATGGGTTCATATAATTCTCCTATGTGTATGTGTGTAAATGCCCGCATTTGGTACAAAATCCTTGCTGTCTTGGGCGTTGCAAGAATGGGGATAGGGGGATGGAGCGCCTCCCGGCGAGTCCTATTCTACCCCTATAACTACTAATGCAAATTTCACTTCTTTTCCGCCCCATCAGGTTTAATAATGAGTCTGTCACGTTCTTCGGCCCTGGATTTGGCTTCTTTAAGCGCCTCGTTAATAACCATCCTGGTCATTGTGGCGGCTAACTCTTGGCGTTTCTTTTCCACGGCGTCTTCAATATCGTTGCGGATACCGGCGCGGTTTAGTAAATCTTTAAGATTCATTTTTATTGGCCTCCGCCACTGCCTCTAAACTTTTGCGTGCTTTTTCTACCTGCGGGCCGGCTTGGTTTTGGATCTCATTAATAAAACCAACGACCTGGATAAATGGCATTTGTGCCAAAATATTAAGCAGTGAGTTAATATCTTTTACAGAAAACTCCAATGTCACGTTAAAGTCATCTAATAGCTCTTTCACTTTGTCATTCATAACACAATTCCTTTTCGCTTTTTTAATTTTTCCGCATCTTTGCAATATTCGTCTAGTTCCAATATTTTCTTAATACCTTCTTCAACACGACTGATGCGCAGTTCGTGCATGCACTTTAAACCATACAGAACATTCCATACCTCGTCTTCTGTAAATGGTCGTGGGCCATCAATATGTTGCTGCAAAAACAAATCAATATCTTCGCAAATGTTGTAGAGCTTCATTACATCTTGCTCTAGGTTAAATCTATCATAACTGCTGCTTAGCATATTTCTTTGCCTTTTTATCAAAATCATATATAAAATATTGGCCCACGTGGGTAAGAGATACGAGCATTTTTTCAAAATGTTCTAGATCTTCTTTTTGCCAACTCTTTAATTTCTTTGTTGCCTTTAACCGCTTTATGTCTTTTTGCATAGTTGTAATTGAATGCAACAAGTTTGCTTCCATAATTGCGTCAACGGTTTCCCAATCAACTATTATTTTTAGTCCCTCAATCATTCAAAATACCCCACAAGCGTTAAAACTGCACCAAGCATGATTAAAAAATCAATTAAGATTTTTTTCCATGGCAAACAATTTGGATTAAGATTTTCAACAACTACATAACACAATATGCCAGTGATTAGTAGTGTAACTCCAATACCTGTCATCATTTTAATCTCCTTGCGATCTCTCGCTCAATGTACCACTTTGCTTTACGCAAATCCTCAATCGCGTCGTTTTTTAAATCGGCGCGCCAAATATATTTTACAGCATTACCCAAACAGAACCCCATATGCTCCGTGATTTGTATGCAATCTATTCCGCTTGGGTGAGACGTATAATGTTTAGGGCAATTTACTGAGTCGTTCATTTCGCATTTCCCATAAGTGTTTGTGTAATGTGTTTACTTCTTCTGTGGTTTCGCACTGCCAAAGGCCCATAAGTTTTTCAAAACGCTTGTCACTTAAATCTACATCTTCAACACTCATAAGTGTTTCCATCATGTAACGGCCGTCGTATAGGTATTCAATAACAAAATGACTCATAGACCTAATTCCTTCCTAATTAAATCAATGCCTTTAGCAAAATGATAGCGCCAATATTTTTCAGTGACACAAACGTCATTATAAGTTAATCCGTCTAAAAATGCTTCTATAATAAACTGTTGTTTTGGTGGCAGTCGTTCTGCAATTAAATTACGAATGTCCGCGATATCATCTGGTTCCCAAGGTAGCCATCCCTCAATTAAGGCGGATGAGATGCCTTCTGATTCATCTTGTTCAATTGGATCTGGATCTTCATCGGATAGGCGTGGGGCCGTAGCTTTAATTTTATGTGTTGTTTTCATAATGCGGTATTAAAAATAGCTGCTGCGTAAATGTTCCCCATACCAGCAGCCAAACTCATAAGCAATCCGTCTGGGACGGGTGTATCTTTTGATATAAATGTATTGTCGTCTTCGGTTCTATTTTTAATTCCAGGTATAACTCCCTTTTTAATATCGTCTAGTATCAAACCAGTTTCTAACAATCCACTTGCGGCTACAGTGTGCCCGATGTGTTGCTTGTATGATGTAGCAATAAACCCGCCGCGTAGTGTTTCTAATAGTGCGTGCTTTTCAGATTGGTTATTGACTGCGGTGCCAGTGCCATGCGTCTTCACAATTTTTATATCATCTGGTTTGCATTTTGCCTGCGCAATCGCGCCGGTAATTGCGCGCTGATAACCTTGGCCATCAGGGCGCTGACCGATTGGATTAGATAACTGTTCGGCTGATACCCACACGCCTTTTAACTCGGCCTCTGGTTTAATTGCATTTTTGTTTACTGCGCGCTCCGATTCAAATATTGCTAATCCAGCACCTTGCCCAATAATAAACCCACTATTTTTACTATCAAACGCGGACGGAATGCAGCCCGCCTCTTCGTCTTTTAATAAAAGATTAGCATTAGATTGACCAAAAAATTCTAATGTTAATTTAGATGTCGGATCTTCCAGGGCTAATACAATAACCCTGTCAAATCCCATATTGTTCATCAAATTTTGTACATCCATCATGGCTTTTATGCCTGTAGCGCACGCGCTGGCGTCAGTCGCCACGTAATCATATGCCTCAAACATCGCGGCCATACGTCCAGCAAAAATGTTTGTCATTGATAATATGCCCAGTTTAAATGTGTAATCTAATTCACTGGGTTTACTTTCGTTTTTTGCTTTTCCACCGGCCCAGCCTTGTGATCCAGCGGCTAATAAAAATCCGGTTTTACCTTCTACCGGATTGTTTTTTACATACTCAACAATTTCTTTAGTTGCCACGCGATTGGCCATCTCATGTGGTACATATGACAACCCTGTTTTTACCCTCGCGTAAAGCTCTGGCATCCAATGCACGCGCTGAGGATAAATTAAATCTCCTAACACTTTTGTGTTTGTTGTAGATAGTGTTTTGTATTTTGTAATATAAATTTTCATATCAAAACATAATACTATCTAGTGCTTCTTTAACTGACTCTGGGCGTTTTGTTGCTATTGCTTCGTACATTTCAAAAAACTGACGTGGCGTTGCTGGCTGTAACTCTTTTGCTTTTTCTTCTGATACACCATAGATCTCTGAGAAATATACCGAAATCATAATGATATCTAGGCTGTCGATCCCAATCTCTCCAATCGGGTCGTCTAGTGTTTTAGCACCTACAGTCTCTCCACTAGCAGGTCGGGCGTGTTTTACAATTGCGTTAAATAGTTCCAGTTTATCCATGATCTCTCCTACTTCATACTAATGCAAATTTTAGGTCTTCTAACAATGCTTCTTGCAAATTTATTTTACCCTCTAAGACTTTTACTACGCGCTCGTCGATACTATTAGACACAACCAGGTGGTGTATAATAACCGGCTTCTCCTGGCCCTGGCGGTAGATCCGCGCGTTTGCCTGGATGTAGTTCTCTGAGGACCAGGGTAGGTCAAACCAGACCGTCTGTGCCGTTTCGCCAACGTTGCACTGTAGGTTTAAACCAATCCCACCAGACTGCGGGTGGGCCAAGAGCATCGGTATCTTGCCCTCGTTCCAGTCTTTGATCTGAGTGGCTGAGTCGCGGAGCTCTACGGCTTGCGGGAAAGTTTTCTTAATACGCTCGAGAGAGTGTTTAAAGTGGTAGAAAACCAAAACGGGCCCGCTAGCCTCTTCCATGATTGATTCGAGGTACTCCAATTTAGCATCGTGCACAGCCTGCCAATTACCGTCGGCGTCATAAATTGCGCCCGATGTGAACTGTAGGAGTTTGCCTGTGAGCGTTGCCGCCGTCGGCGCCGTAATAGTTTCGTTACCAATTTGAGCCACCATATCCTTTTTCAATGTATCATATTGTGTACATAAATGTGACGTTAAGTGTACTTTATGATACGTTAATGTTACCTTAGGCAGATTTAAGTAGTCCTCCGCCTTGAGCGAAAAACAAATATCTGCGATCTTGTCCTTAATGATTTTCTCCGCGCTTGGCTGTAGTTTCCAGCTATAGACCACGTGCGTGTGCCGATTTATCTTATCGGGTGTTAGGTACTTTGCTCTGAACGCGGTGAGTGTCGTCTCCAGGCGCTGTCCAAGATCCAATATACCCACTTGGGACCAGAGATCAGGCATCCCCTGAGGTGTTGGCGTTCCTGTTAAAATTACGCGCCTTTCGAAGCTCTTCAAGTTCTTTTTCAAGGCTTTGAAACGCTTTGTCGAGGGGTCCTTGAAGCGACTCGATTCGTCGATAATCAGATTGTTGAATTGCGTCTCGGGTTGCTCCAGTAACCAAATCAAGTTCTCGAGATTTACTACGAACACGCTCGAAGAACTCTTCAACGCTGCCAACCGTTGACTCGGCGTGCCCAGGATCTTGGCTATTTTTAGGTGCTTGAGGTGCTCCCACTTCTCCGCTTCCGTATCCCATACTGTCTCCGCTACCCTCTTTGGCGCTACGATAAGAGTTTTCCCCTTGAGTTGCTCCGCGATAATCGTTAGCGTCGTCGCCGTTTTGCCAAGCCCTGGTGGTAGAAATAGCGCTAGGTTCGGTATCGTCTCGGCCTGTTTGATCAGGTCCTGTTGATACTGGTGTAGTTGACTTCTTTTGAGCATCTTCTATTCCTTTAATCATTGCCTTTAAAATTGGCAACATCACTTCTGTTCCGTATTCTGATAATGCACAATTTACTGCCCACAAAACTACCCTTGTATTTGTTTCATTGTACGGTTTTGTTTTATCTATTCTATCTAATGACGGTGCATCCCAACGTCTAGTATGATGCTCTGTAGTGGCTTCTAAATTAAAAGGTATGCCTGTAATTTGGCACGCACCTTTTTTTAGTTGTTCATCTACCCATTCAATAGTCAATTCCATTTTAACGTTTCTTTTTTTGGATCGCCTTCTTGCATTACTAACTAAAGTAACTGCGCGCCCCCATGTTGTTCTTTTATATTCAATCGAGTACGGCATTAATAAAATCCTCAACGTCTTCTTTTGATCGCAAAACATGCACCGGAAATCCGGCTTCTCCTAGTTGGTCAAACACCAGTTGTTGTCTCTGGCTTAGTGTCCCCGTCGGAGTTTTTAGTTCTACGAACATTACCTTTTCGTTTAGGATTATGATTCGGTCTGGCACCCCCGTTATCGTGCTCTGCCATTTGAATGAGAGCCCCGATGATTGCTTGATTCGTTTGTTCAGGTGACTTTCGATTTCTTTCTCTAGCACGCTCACGTTTGTCTTCCTCCGTTGCATAAGCCGCAAACACTTGTTTAAATAAATATTCTGTAAAATACGCGCGACTTTCATCGCCTACTTTGGTTTCATCTTCGCCAACATGTTCAAACACATGCGTTACTGTGTGCACTGTTTCGTGAACAATAATGCCAAGACGTTCCAACGAATCCATCTTTGACATTTCATCCATGTTAAATACGATTGCAATAAGCGTATTTTGGGTGCCTTCTTGTTGGATGTGGTGAGATTCTGCCACACCAACATCTAACGCTGAATGACGCGTTGTAATTTTGGCATCTTTGACTGCTTGGTTAAACGCTTCTTCGGTAAAGCATATTTTGACTTTGTGTTCAAAATAGCCAGTATCCGCAGTGTAATACGGTTTAGTCTTTTTCATAATTTTTTAAATATCCGTTTGTACCAAGGCAATTGTTTTTGTTCAGATTCAATTCCCATTTTGATTAAACCAATCACTGCCATCTCTACCAATTTGGCGTGCGTGTATGGGTTCATGTCTAATTTACAGTCAACTGAACCGTCGGCATTTTCTTTTAATTGAGTGAGCCTAAACTCAATCTCTTTGTTCGGCATGTCCTCCGGTACAACTGCCGTCTTTGAACCAGAGTTCTTGCGCTTGGTTGATGTAGTCTTTGAGTTCATCTTTTTCCTTTTTAAAGATTGTGTCCCAGTTTTTGTCAAACTGTTCTTTGTCTTTGATTGGCCTTTGTTTATCACCTTTTCCTCCGTCTCTCATTTTATTCCGTGCGCCTTCTCTATTGCTCTTGCAAATAGCAAAATATTTTCTTTTTCTCTTATAAATTCTTCAGATAAAGCCCAAATTTTTTCATCACTCAGCGGTTTTGGTTTCCACAGCATCTTGGTTGGGTCAACGCCTCTGTATACCGAATTCGGTTTAACCACGGCGTCTTCGTAGCCTGGATGGTATGGTGCCTCTTCTACTAGTTTGTTCATTCTTCACCCCATAAGATTTTATATAAATCTGCGCTGCCTTCTTTAATTCCAATTACAACTATAGTTGGAATTATCCAAATGGGTGCAGTTATCGTTAATAAAATAGCGATAATTTTTTTCATTCGATCTCCTCGTACCAACCACGTACATAAAAATTATCACCAAAATCTTTGATTACCTTCTCCGGGTAGCCGTTTTCAATTAACCACTGCACTGTGTTGTCTACGTGCTCGGGGATTTCTTTCGGAAACCCATACAGCCAGCCCTTGGGTGGGTCAATCATTTTAACTTTCATTTAATCCCATGCCTTT